GAGTCTGCAACAGGGACTGCCAGCCGGGGCTATTCAGATCGAACTCGAACTGCTCGTCGGTCAGCTGGACGCGCGAGTAGACGTGTGTTCCCAGAGTGACGGGAATCTTCGTTTCGCGGTAGGTGTCGATTTCCAGTTCAGCCGCACGGTTGTTACGGAAAGCGTATTCGTGTGCGGGCAGGATACCGGGGACAACAATGTTAGCAGTGTCATTCACTGAACCCTTGAAGTCATCAAAGCCGATACGAGTGAACGCCTTCGATGTGACCATTTCACGTTCCATAAGACGAACAGACAGGTCAGCGGCCTTCTTACTAAACTTTACAAATTCATTTTCTGTAATAGGCATAAAAGTTTACCTCCAAAACATTAAACTTGAACCAAAAAGACGCGGGTAACGTTTACCAGCGCCTACGAGACATGCTCTCCAAAATCGCGTCAACATCAACATCATCAGCAACATCCTCAGCCGGGGCAAGCCCCCCGCCCGAAGCGCGAACACCACTATTAGCCGCCCCGGTGATCTTAGCGATAGCCGCAAGCTGAGACTTCAACTCTTCAACAGTCACGCCGGACAACGACTCAACGACTTCCATAGGCACAGACGGGAACAAAGACTGTGCTTCACGTTGAGCCGCACGCAACTCCTCACGAGCCTCATACTCTGCAACGCGGGCCTTCATAGCCTCCAAGTCCTCAGACGACGCGGCTTCAGCAAGCTCCTCGCGGAGCCGCTTGTTGCTCTGACGGTGACGCGCGTTCTCTTCGCGCAATCCCTTAACAAGGTTGACGATCTCTTCAGAAGCCCCGTCTAGGATACTATGCTGAGGCTCCTGGCCTTCAGCATCCTTTCCCTGATCCGCAGCCTCCACAGGCGCTTCAGTAGCGTTTTCTGTGGGCTGTGTATCCTTAGCGGCCTCTGTAGATTCTACTTGATTTTCTTCATGCATACGAGCACTCTCCTTAACAATTTTCCCCACCCGGGGGCCACCGGCAACGCCCGGTTGCCTGACCAAAAAAAGAAACGAGAAACAAGCCCTACTTGAGCTTGTCCCTCCATTGTTTAGCACGAGTCTGATAGTACTGTTTACGCCAATCCTTCAAGCTCATACCCTTAACCCACTCGGACTGAAACTGCCTACCCTGACTAAACAAATCCCCAACAAGCCACTCTGCACGCGACTTAACTGGAACAACATAACACTGACAGTGGGGGTGCCCATTATCAGCCTCACTCAACGTAGCACCACCTTTACCGATACCACGCGAACGCCTTGTTGTAGCGGTAGCCTCATTATGATAAACAGGCCCGCGAGAAATCAACATTGCACACCAAGCACAAGGCTTGCCCGTGCGGGACACGCGCGCCCAACCAGAATACCGGCCAGAACGCGGAACAACATCCGTAATCAACTGCCTATAGCCAGCAGCCGCAAGATGCTCCATCGTCCCAGCAAACAAGCTACGCACCTTATCCTCATCCCCAGCCTCAACAGAAGCTAGAGAATCCTCAAAACGGTCAGTAATCAACTGCACATCCCTAGCACGCTTATCCCGCAACGACACCGCCCCAGCCTTCAACAGGCTAACGCCAATACGCCTAGCCCCGACGATAGTAACGCCAGCCGGAACCCTAGCCACAGACTCAAACTCTGCCACAAGATCACCCAACTGATACCACTTCGGCTGATTGCTAGGAGCGATAAACACGCTAGGAACCGTATAGCCAAACTCTAAAGCCATACGAAGGCGGAAATAAGCCATAGCAAGCTCGGCACCACGCGACCACACGTTACTACCCGTAGACAACAACCGGCCCGCTAGGACACGTTTATCTTTCGCACTGTCCCATGCGGCAGCGGCCTGTGCGGAAACCTCACCGGAAAGGCGGGCAACCGCGTCGCCAAACGCTTTATTCAAAGCATCAATATTCCGGTCCCCCATCAAAGCTCGCTCTCAGCAGAACCGCTAGGAGCAACAGTGGAAGGAGAATCCAACTCCCCACCGATAGAAGAACCAGCGTTAGTGAAAAACTCATTATACGACCTAAGCGCGCCATTCAACAGATCATCCTCCCGCTCTTCCTTATACATCTCATACCACTGATCCAACTGGGTAGGAGACACGCCCGGAATCAACGTCCACAACGCGCGCTTAGGAACATCCAAGTCAACCGCAATCTTCGCAAGACCGTCAGCAACCTTAGACAACGCGCGGCGATCCAAATCGCGCCACAGTATCTCGTTACGCTCCCAGCCGTCACGCGGCTCACGGCCCTCCAACAACATAGCAATACGAATCACTCGCTCCCACGCCTCACCAAAGTTACGAGCATACAAGTCAACGCGGCGACGGAACGTCCGTTCAGACGCTTCCAACGCCTCAGCCGACAAGTTAGCCATCTGCCCAAGGAAGAAATCGGGCGGAGTCTGAGACAAGGCGCCGAAGTCCTTAATCAGCATGTCCAGCGTATGCACGAAACCAGACTGGTCAGAACCAGTCAGCTGGCCGAACTTAGCGTCAGGGTTCATGTCGCCAATAATGTCGCCCGCGTTAATCTTAAACGGCGCATACAACGGCTCACCCTGCTTATCCGTCAACACGTTACCATCCGCATCCTTCTGATAAGGCGGGGTAACACCAGTAGCCCACAAGACGCGCTGAGCGTTAAACGTCTGATCCAACAACATGTTAAACAATGCTTGGTTGAACGAATCCTGCCACGGGATAATAGGCTCCACAGCGCCCATAGCCCTGCCAGTAGCATCCATATCAGACACGAAACGAGTCACAGGACACAGGCCATTACCACCATGCGGGACACTAGACACGTGCCGGAAATCGCCGGACTCCATCGAAAACTCATAACGGTTATAACGGTCCCAGCCGACAGCGTAGCCAGCAATATTACGCCCCTTCGGAGTCTGCTTCTCAGGGCGAATAACAGTCAACACAAACACAGGATTATCGTCCGAAACAGGATCATCATACAACGCAGTAGTATTCAAAGGATTAAGAATCTGAGCCACAGCAGCCCCATCAGGCCCGTTAGACGCAACAACGAAAGAATGACCATAAGCGATAGCCGCACTGTGAACAATCCCCTGCTTAGCGTCCAAGCCGCAACGCTGCCAGAAATCCCACTCAGGAATATCCGTCAACGACTCAGCCGTACCCTCAGCATCACCCGGACGGAAACCGTCAACCTGCAACGCTTGATTAGCGGCCTTCACCGGGATAGCGCACCACGGCTGTTTCGCCTTCCGCATCAAAGACTGATGTTCCGGCTCCATGTTCTTAGCCGAATAAGGATCATCAAACTTCCCATGCAAATAACGATCAACCTTATCCAACACCTCGCTACGGTCACGAGTAATAATCGAATAACATTCCTCAGCCAGTTCGCCAGCCGTCATAGAATCATAAGCACTAAACAAAAACCATCACACTCCTAGCGAATCTAGCTACGGAAGAAACCGCCACGAACAGGCTCAACCTTAGCCGCCCTAAACGACTCTTCCTCACGGTAATCCATCAACGCCCCATACGCGAGCATCCAAGCCGCATACAAGTCAACCTTCAACTTATGGTCACGATTATCCTTCGTAAACGACACGCCATACGACGTGTCCTTACGAGCAACATTCATAAAATGACGACGCAACGAAGCCTGAGACGCGCGAGAACCACCCGCCAGCAAACGGCCATTCAAAATCGCAGACATAAACTGTTCATGCAACTTCACCACACGACGCTGAGAACCACGCATATCAAAAGCAATAGGACCATTAGGAGCATGAACCACCATCGACGGCCCATACGCCAAACCCCACTCATGAATATACGACTCCCACAAGGCAACGTCAGCATAAAACGCGACCACATTATAATCACGAAAAGCCCTATGAACAGCAGACTCAACCACTTCACGATTAACTTCCCAATGGCCCTCCCAGTCAGCAGGCCGCTCCTCCAACAACAAGGGAACCGATAGGCCGTCAGACACGCGAATAGCCATCAAAGCGGTAGCGTCATCACTCTTACCACCATCAAACCCTAGACAGATCGTATCGCCCGGCTCCAAATCGCCCTTAGCCTCAATACGCTTCCAATCCTCGGGAGAATACAACCGGCCTTCAGCCATCCACACTTGATTGTAGAACATACGCCGCGACTCACTCACGCTACGAGAAGGATCACAAACCTCATTCCAAGCAGACTCCCAATCACACCACACACTATCGCCACGAACCATATCATAAACGAGATGAAACACTCGCTCATTCACAGGCGCGTGCGCGGGAGCCTCCAGACTGTCATACAAGATGCTGTTAGCCTTAGCGCGTCCCTCCAACGCATCCATAGCAGCAGCATGATCCGCTTCAGCCACGCTATTCTCGCCCGGACTATAAGCGTTAGTAATCGCCAAATACCGGCCACGAGTCTTAGACAAGTTACCACCAAGAACCGTTTTCAACCGCTCACCACCATTAGAAGGCAGCCAGTGTTGCGTCTCGTTATACAACAAGAACGTAGGACGGTTGCCTTCCTTACCGCGCGGAGCACTAGAAATACGCTGAATACGACACGTTCTGAGGAACCCCCAGACGTCATTCATCATGACCTCAAGACCACAATCACGCATCAACTCTTCACTCACAAGAAGACGAATCATCTCGAACGTGTTGTCAGTCTGACTATACTCAACAGCCGCGAGCTGGACGCGCGCGTTACGACGACGAACAGCCAAAGGCTCACCATTCTTATCCCAACCGGAAAACACGCTAGGCCCAAACGCCTCAACCAAACACAACACAGCCAACAACGGGTCTTTACCCCAACCCTTAATCCGCTGCAACATGCCACGAGACGGATACAAAAACTTACCATTCTCATCAATCGCATACCACCACAAGACAAAGCGTAGCTGCTCCAAGGTGAACGTGAACGCTTCCTGATCGGGAGCGATAGGATTCAAATACCACGTACACCATTCTGCAATACGCCAACCCAAAGTATGCTCTGGCAGAACGAAGCGCCCGTCCTCATCACGTTCCCACACGGGGCCGTAATGGACAGGCGCATACTTGACTTTAAGTTCTTCATCTGATAGCTCATTGTCGTCAGCGTCCATGAGCTGTTGTATTGTTTTCCTTTCCCCCACAGACACCCCCAAACATAAAGAGCAATTAAAGCATAGTTAAAACAGGTTAAAAGAAACGGTAACGCGGCACACCATTCTAGTACACCGCGCTACCGCGTGCGAGAATCCAAACCAGACGAAACCCACTAATTCAGTTCCATCCCTAAACACCAACCACGTAGGGCGTTCTCGCAGAGAGTGTTTGCTATCTTTACCAGAAGCCACAACGCTATCCCTTACCATCAGAAAAGCGCCAGCCCTAGCCAATATTAAATTATCACACCAGCCACACCCCGAAAGGCGCAGCCCCCACAAAACGGCGACACCAACCACACACATGAAACAACACGTGCCACCCTTCCCCACAACACCCATCTTGCAGACTGAAGCGGGGGACTTGGCAACAGCCACCCAAACAGGCGCGTTCACCACACTTAAAACCCAGCCCGCTCTCCCGCCACCAAAAGGCAACGGGAGGTAGGCTGGCAGTGCCCCCCTAAACCCGGGCGGGGAACACCCTGTACTCACAGAGGGAGTCGAACCCTCACAGCCATAAGGCCAGCAGATTTTGAATCTGCCATGTCTACCAATTCCATCATGTGAGCCAACAACCACCAGTATACTACTTAAAAAACACTTTAAGCAAATCCGGGCGGAAACCAGACCAACGCTCCTGACCAGCAGGCTCATCAACCTCAACCACAGGAGCCGAAGTAAAACCCAAACCAGCCAAACGCTCACGGCTCACGCTATCAGCCGCCAAATCAACAACCTCAAACGCCACACCACGCTTATCCAACCAACGCTTAGTCGCAGTACAACCAGTGCAATTAGGAACAGTATAAACCGTCACAGCCACAATACGCAACCCCTCTCAAAAAGTCAACAATGAAGTTTCAGCCAGTCGCCAAACGCTTCCGATAATCGTCCAACACTCTAATCTTAGCATCAAACTCTTCCCCATTGTCAACTTCAGAATCCAACTCAATATGAACACGCCTACGATCAGCCTCAGACACCAACAACCGAGCCAAAATATCATGAGCCAACTGAAGCTTCATAGCCCCCACGTCACGAGTCACAGGAGGCTCCGCCATCGGCAACCCCTGCTCCCGCCTCTCCTCAGGCTTCAACCACGACGCATCTCGCATCCACGCTTCCCACAGCTTACGGGACCGTACGTGTTCTTCGTGTTGCTCCTTGTAGTCGCTTAGGTCGTCGCATACTAGGTAGGCGATTGCCCAGTCTGACTCTTGCCAGAAGTCAACCTGCCCGCTTTCAGCGAACGAGTTGAACAAGTCTTTAACGGCCTTATGCCACTGTTTGCGGGGGAGGTGTGTTTTGGTCGGTCGGGCTACGCCATGAGACGCGCGGTCTACGCGGCTCGGCCTGTCGTCTACGAGCTGGCTTGTTCGCATCGGAATTTTCGACATTCAACATCCCCCCTCTCATGGTGCCATCAGCGTTTAAATATGCAGGATGCGTCTCCTGCTTACGAAACTTCTGCTTACTCTCTTCAATCAGACGCCTACGCGCCCACCAGCCTTCACTAGAACTCTTCCTCGCGTGATGCTTACTACACAACCCGCGTAGGTTGCGGAACGAATGATCATCCCCCGGCTTAATATGATCCACATCAGTTGCCTTCTCTGGGCAACGCTCCTCGCGAGTTATCATCCACTCACAGCGATACCCGCAGCGTTCTAAGACTCGTTTACGGCGGGCCTGCCAGTCTGCTGGAAGCCGTTCTCGGCGGCGACTAGTCTCCCAAGGCATAAACAGTCACCCCCAAGTATTTGAGTCCCGTAGGAGGGCCAGCAGCGTTGCTGACAGCCGCCCCTGACATTGCGTGCCCCAGCAAGAAAAGCACGCCGAGCGGCTGGAGAGAACCGAGAAAACAGGGAAAGGAATAAGCCGTTCCCCCGCGCAACCCCACACCACGGTTGCGAGTCTCAATCAACCCTCCTACGGGCCATCTTCGTGCGCCCGGTAAAGTCCACACGCTCTAGCAGCAGTGTGATCGAACAACCCATACCACGCAGGCAATAGGAGCATATTATTTAACCCGGACGCAAGAATCATTAAAACCAATTTTCTAACACCATATAGGTTCGCGAATATGGTTCGCGCACCCGCGAAGCGGAACCATACAATCGCGAAAGGAAAAAAGATAGCGAAAGAAAAAAAGAACAAAAACAATAACTAAAAACATATAAGTTCGCGCAGATGAAGTATGCGCGGCGAAGCCGAAGCATACACATCTCGCG